CCACGCCGTTCACGGTGAGGGTCGGCGCGGTCGTCAGCAACTGTCCGCCGTTCACCAGCAGAGCCGCCGTCAACGTCCCAGCGCCGGTCAAGGCAACAGTAAAGGTTGCCGGGACAATCGCCGTGCTCGGGTCGGTCGGATCGCTGTAGAGAATAACCGGAGGAGCAACCAGATAACCCGCCCCAGCGGTGCGGATCGTAATCGACGCCACAGTTCCCGCTGCGCCGCCTGTGCCGAGCGCTGCGGTTGCGGTCGCCTGAACACCGGGGGGAGGAGGATTCGGCAGGAACACGATCGGCGGTTTGGTGTAACCAGATCCTGGCGTTACCTGCGTAAATGTGCCGAGCGCGCCGCCGACAATTGCCACCCACGTCGAGTTCCCGGTCCCCGCCGTGATCGTGGTCGAGGACTGGACGTAACCAGAACCGGCCGCAGTGACGATCCCGCCGTACCACCAATCCGACAGATTGGCGACGCGCCAGGAAAACCCGTCCGACCTGAAGGAAAGACCCCACGCGGCCCCAGGGCCGAGCAGATTTGTCCACTGCTGCGTGACCGGGTTCAGCCATTGCAGCGCGGAGATGCTTCCTGTGACAGAGACGATCCACTGTCCAGCCGGGATATAGAGTGTTTCCGCTGGCCCGAGCGAAACGCCGTTCGATGGCCCAGTAAACGGCGCGATCCCCTGCAAGAACTGGTGCGGCGCATACGGCTCCTGCGGGAGCGGCAAGCCCAGACCTGGACCAGCGATGAACTGAGGCATGCTCGATTTCCCTTAGAACGACGCCGCGGCGACACCAACAACCTGGGCGTTTGCGACAGGCTTGGCAGTTATAATATTGTAGCCCGTTACCACGACCCCCTGTTGCCCGATCTGACCCAGCGGCACCAGCGAGTAGAACCCACTGAAATCGAACATCGCATCCTCGGACGCGTACATATTCGTGTAGCGGGCATTCACAAAAAAGACGAGCCCCTTTGGGCAGAAGTGATCCGCGTAGATCGGAACCCCAGCGACATTGAGGTTCGGGAACGAGGATCGAACCGGAGTGCCCATTGCGTATTCGCGGCCAGGATCTTTGAAGATCGTCTCGGTCCCGACGAAATCGTTGTTGAGCGTTGCAAAATCGCCCGGATACATGACCCCGAAAGTCGGCGCCTCGCCGCCCGATGCATTGACGATCTGGAGGATCTGGTTCGACATCGTTGCGCGAGTGTACCCGGCGGTTCCGGGAAGGCCGGTACCGGCGGCCGCCGTGTAGTACTGGCTCTGCCACGCCGTGTTGCCTGGCGCATTACGATTGATCCCGCCATACACCGCGACATTCGTACCATTGTCAAATGCGTCGACAAACGAGTTCGGCAGCAGCGGATTGGCGGTGTTGTTCTGGAAAATCAGCCCGCCCATGTTTTGGACGGTCACCGACCAGACATCGTTCATCCGCGCCTTGAGGATCGAGATTTCCCGATCCGTCGCTTGGATGATCGTCTCGCCGAAGGGCAAAGGAACCGGCACAACCCAATAGGCCAGCGGGAACTGTGCGTTCTGGATGCCGGGCGTGGTGACTGGGGAATTGAACCCGCCGCCATACCCGACAAACTGACCCTGAACCATCGAGTTCATCTGGGTCGGGATCGTGACCTGAGACAGACCACCCGCCGCCTTTTGCGCACCGCCCAGTAAATAGAACAGGGTAGGCGTCGCAAAGTATACTTGGACAAAGAGACGGGGGACGAAAGCGCGCCTCGTTGTGGCCGTGAGTTCCGTAAAAAGGCTCCCTGTCGGGACGACACCTTGACCTGGAAGGGGCATCTCTTACTCTCTTCAGCGCTGCCGATTGTTCGGGACGTGCTTCACGTCACCGGGAGGATCGGGATTGATCGGCGGCGGCATCGGCGCCGTCATTGGCGTTACCGCCGGATCGCGATCGGTCGCCTTTGGGGGCGCGGGAGTCTGAAAGATCTGGTCGCTCATCGCTGATTGCGCACCGAGCCGAGCGCTTCCGGAATGGCTTGCGCGAGGAATGAGTCTTCATCGCCCTCGAGCAACGCCTTCAAATCGGGCGGGCGAGTTTCCTTAGCACCGAAGAAATCCCATCGCTGACCGCCGGTCGTAACAGGCTGAGCCGGCGGATGCAGTCGTTCAAAGGCAGGGATCGCTACGCGGTGATCGGCGACGCCCTTCTCCTCCATAAATTTTTCAAGCGCATCAAGGGCTTCGCCTTTGTACCCTTCGTTACGAGCAGCCGACTGCGATTCAGACCATCGCGCGCTCAGCCGATCCCGGCTGTCGCGCTCCTCGCGCTCGGTCTTTTCCTTCACCGATTCCTCGCGGAATTTGCTGAATTCCTCGAGCATCTCGGTTTTGAAGGCGTCGAGCGAGGACCGCAGCGTGATCTCCGGGGATGTCGCTTCCGGCGTTAACTCGGCCTGAACTTCGAGCAGCTTGGCGCGCGTCTTGGGGTTCGCCAGACCCTGCCGAACCGCCGTAAAAACCTGCCGGTAAGTAGCGAGCTCGGTCTCGTCGATTTCGACCTTCGCCATCAGGTTTTCGACCCCGAATTCGGAACATGCTGGATGGCGAGATCAGCGGACTGACTCGGCGTCGGCTTCGTCTTGGTCATCGTATCCATGTCTTCCAAAGGGACACGCACGACCTGCGCGTCACGCTTCGGAAGAGACTTCGAATTGTCCTGAAAAATATTAACTGGCATCGGACTACCTCATGCCGCCATCGCGGGAGGAGAAGAGGGAGGGGCGCCGCCGGGAGCAGGAGCGCCACCCGGTGGCGCACCCGGACGCGGGGCACCAGCGCCGCGCATCTGCGCCACGTTCATCGAATTCTGTCGGTTTTTGAGCATGATCTTTTCCAGGACCGAATTCTCGATCCCGGGAGACACCGCTCCGGGTGGAACGTGTTTGGCGAGTTTCGGCAAGACGCTGTGAACCATGCGCCCGGCTTCGTTGCCCATGCCGAGCATCGGGAGGGCTTCTTCGAGCACATGAACAGCCACGGCAAGATGCGCCAGTCCTGCGGCTTGCTCGCCACGATTAGCCACGGGCATCGTCGCAGGCGATGGTCCCGTCGTGGGAGCCTGCGACGGCGCACCGGGCGTTGGGGGTATAGGAGAACCACCCATGCCGGCGGGATTTGGAGCCCCGTCGGCCATAATCTAGCGCCGCCTGTAGCTGCGGCGTTTCGACATGCGATGCCGAATCATCTCGGCACTCGCTTGGGCTGCTTTTTCCGCTTGTAGCGGATCATGATTACCGCTTACGGCCGCGCTTGTGACGCCGGCTGCGGACACCTGGGATCGTAAACATCGAGGACCACTCCACTCGGTTGCACACACTCGCGATGAGATCGCGAACCGGCAATGGTGTGCGGAGAAGGGCCACTGGGCGCAATTCTCTTGCAACGCGACCGAGCGCAAGCTATAAAACTGGGGTGCAAAACGGTGAAGATAGACGCCCGAATAAGATCGGCTCAAAAGAGCTGGCCTATGAATTAGGCGTCTCTGAGCGCACCATTGACAATTGGCGGAAGCGGAAGTTGGGACCTCCGTACTACCGGGAAGTCCACCGGATCTACTATTACCGCGAGGACATAGAGATATGGCGACAAAACGCAAAGTGGGGATGACCCACAAATGCTCCCAAACCAGCACTTGCGTCGGCGATGTTACCTATGCGGGAAACGTGGGGACGTGCGACTGCTGCGGAGCGATCTATGTAACGGTAGTCACTCCCGGATCGGGGTACACATCGCCGCCAGCAGGCCCTTCATACGTTAGCGACGATGCCCGGAATGACCAGCCAAAACCTTCGCCTTCTCCTCAGGGGGAAGAGACTCCAGCAAAGCCTGCTGCTGCTTCTCCTTCTCCTTCAGACGCTGAATAAGTTTGTCTTTGTGCTGGAAGGGTAGATCCTCGATCGCCGACTCGCCGGTGATGAACCCGGCTTTCACACCGAAAGAAATCAGGTTCGCATTGTCATCATGGTAGATCGGCGAGGACGAGTGCGAGTCGACTGAGACGCGGCGATCGTCGGGCAAACTGTTCAGCAGAAATTCCCCTTCCTTCTTGGTTTCGGCATTCGCCCAATACACCTTGGCGTCTTTGGCTTCCATCGCCGCGAGTGTAGCGTCCCCTCGTTCGGCGCATTGCCTCTCGACCAAGAGGGAGCGGTCACGCAGATGCGGGCTCGCCATCCGTTTGAGCGTGTCGGCGTGGACCCCGGCGCGCACACCAGGCTCGCCCTCGCCCGACAAGATGTTTGCGAACCCCGAGACGCGATCCATCATCCACAGGATCTCTTTTATCAGCGGGACAAACTCGGGAGGCAATTTCGGGGTCAAATCAACGGCCGACGAACCTGGCGGCATGGACATGAACCCGCTTGATCTGCGCTTTACGTACTCTTCATCCTGCATCCCATCA